CGCGCAAAAGGTGGCCCCGTAGACTTACGGCCTAAAAAGCTGATACACTCCGGCATCGGCGCTATGGCACGACAGGTGATGTGATGGGCAAGCTGAAAAACAAACAGATTGAAGAAGACGACAAGGAACTCGAAGAGCTTCGCAAAAAGTTCTACGATCCCGGTCCGGGTGAGACTGATTACTCCGAGCAAATGACGTTTGAGCAGTACATCAAGCGTATTGGCCCCCGTAAAGCGAAGGGTGGCATGGTCAAGGGTTTCAGCCCTATTGCTCGTCCGCAACGATTTAAAGGCGTATTTTAATGGCACTTCCTCCGCAGATGGTTGATATGGCGATGGGAGCCGGTGGTCCGGCAGACCAGATGCCTGAAGAGTTGATGGTCGAACTTCCCGAGGAGAACATGCTCCCCGACGGCATTGAGCTTGCCGGCATGGAAGAGATGGTCGAGGTTCAGGCCGAGATGTACGACCACAACGCAAATCTTGCGGAGATTCTTGACGACTCTGTTCTTGGCACGTTGTCTTCCGAGCTTCGTGACAAGGTTGACGACGACAAGGAGTCGCGAGAGGATTGGGAAGAGGCGATTGCCAAGGGCTTGAAGCTGCTTGGTGTGAATTACGAGGAGCGTAACGAGCCGTTTCTTGGTGCGAGTGGTGTGCATCATCCGCTGTTGAGTGAGGCTGTCACGCAGTTTCAGGCGCAGGCGTACAAGGAAATGCTGCCTGCTGGCGGTCCTGTAAAGACGCAGGTTATTGGTGCGGCAACTCAGGTCACTGAAGATCAGGCGCAACGCGTCAAGGACTTCATGAACTATCAGATTACGGAGATCATGGAGGAGTATGACCCGGACACGGATCAGATGCTGTTTTATCTGCCGCTGACGGGTTCCACATTTAAGAAGGTCTACTTCGACGCCGGCAAGCAGCGGGCTGTTTCGAAGTTTGTCCCGGCGGAAGATCTGATTGTTCCGTACTCGGCGAGTGACTTGAACACTGCCGAGCGTGTCTCACATGTAGTACGTATGACCGAGAACGAGCTTCGCAAGCTACAGGTCGCTGGCGTGTATCGGGACATTGAACTTCAGGCAGGAGATGAAGACGATGATAGCTCGATTAGGCAAACTGGCAACGAGTTGCAAGGTGTCCGTCCATCATATGGTGACGATGTTCACACACTACTTGAAATCCACACAGAAATTGATCTTGAAGGGTTTGAAGATGTTGGACCCGATGGTGAGCCTACGGGCGTTAAACTACCTTACATTGTCACTGTGGATGAAGATTCAGGACAGGTTCTCTCAGTGGTTCGAAACTATCGACAGGCCGATCCTCTTCGTAGAAAACGACAATACTTTACCCACTATAAGTTTCTTCCTGGGTTTGGCTTTTATGGCTTTGGCCTGCTTCATACTATAGGGGGCTTGTCACGTGCAGCGACATCTATCCTCCGCCAACTTATCGATGCGGGCACTCTTTCGAATCTTCCTGCTGGCTTTAAAGCTCGTGGTGTTCGTATTCGTAACGACGATGAGCCGCTTTCTCCTGGCGAGTTCCGTGATATTGATGCTCCCGGTGGTGATCTTCGGAATGCTCTTATGCCCCTTCCATACAAGGAACCTTCTGGGACACTTGCTCAACTACTGGGCGTTATCGTCGATTCAGGAAGACGCTTTGCCCAAGTCGCCGACGCAAAGATCGCAGACACTAACGCACAAGCTCCCGTCGGAACCACAGTTGCACTGATTGAACAGGGATCGAAGATCATCTCCTCGATCCACAAGCGTCTGCACTATGGGCAGAAGCAAGAGTTTCGTCTTCTTGCCGAAGTGTTCGCCGACAATCCGATGCCATACCCATACTTCGTCGGGCAGAACATCCCGCCGGAGATCATGCAGCAGGACTTTGATGGCCGCGTGGACATCCTGCCTGTGTCGGATCCGTCGATTTTCTCGATGTCACAGCGCCTGTCGTTGGCACAGACGCAGATGCAGTTAGCATCGCAGGCTCCGCAGCTTCACAATCAGTATGAAGCGTATCGGCGCATGTATGATGCGTTGGATGTGAAAAACATTGACGCTATTTTACCGCCTCCGCAACCACCGCAGCCTGTTGATCCGGCTACAGAGAACGCAAACGCTGTGAAGGGCATGCCGCTTCAGGCGTTCCCAGATCAGGACCACGAAGCGCATATCATGACACATGCTATGTTCTTGTCCTCGCAGGTTGGCGGCGCCAACCCGCAGGCGTTTGTTCTCTTACTATCACACGTTCAGGAGCACATTGGCATGCTGGCACGTGATCAGGTCATGGCGTTCTTCCAAGAAGCTGCCAAGCAGGCTATGGCCGCAGGTGAGCCGGTTCCGCAGATAGCGCCGGATCTTGTTGAGTCCACCGTGGCGCAACAAACCAGTCAGATTATGCGTGACATCATGCCAATGCTTCAGCCGGCACAGCAGCAGGATCCGCTGGTGGCCATCCGCCAACAGGAACTGGAAAACTCGCAGGCGGAAATTCAGCGTAAGATGATGAACGATCAGATGGACTTCCAGATTGATCAGGCCAAGCTGCAACAGGCTTTTGATTTAGCGCAGCAGCGTCAAGCTCTACAGTCGGACATTGCTGAAGCACGGAACGATGTCAACGTATACCGCATCAACACACAAGCTGCACTGTCGAGGAACCAATGATTCAGGCATTGATTGGACCTATTGCCTCTTTGGCCAGCACATGGCTCGAGGGCAAGGTTGAGAAGACCAAGGCGGAGACCGGCGCGAAGGTTGCTAAAGCCAAGGCCGAGGCTATAATTATGGAGAAGAAGGCTACGGGCGAGATTGACTGGGATCTTGAAATGGCTCGTGGTAGTCAGTCGTCTTGGAAGGATGAATGGCTTGTAATCTTGTTTTCAATACCGCTCATTCTGAGCTTTATACCCGGTATGGAGGGCGTGGTTGCAAATGGGTTTGAGCAGTTGGAGCAAATGCCTCAGTGGTATCAGTATTCCCTTGGTGTTATTGTTGCTGCTTCTTTTGGCGTACGTAGTGCTACCAAGTTTTTTGGTAAAAAGTGATGCTCATGTGGGATATGCAAAATCGCACCACACCAGAACAGGCGGAGAAGAATCGTGGCCGAAGTTACGATGGAAAGATTTCTGCGGTGGAAGATTCTTCCTCGTTTGATGATGATAATGATGTCGATTTCGGCGTGGAGAGTGGTGGAGTGGTTCATGACCCTTCCGGATCCGACGACAGCACAGGCAGGACTGGTGAGTGTAGTCACGGGGGCCATGACCGGTGCATTTGCGGTATGGCTGGGACACGAGAAGGGTGAATAGACAATGAGACCGATGAGACCACAAGTAGGTTTTGAACTTGCGAACCTATCTCAACCACCTGCATTTGCCCTTCCCTCGCAACGACCGATGAGCATAAGCATTTTCGGTGGCGGGATGCCGGGTGGCGGGATAGCTAGTTTTTTGCAGCCGCTTAGTAATTACTTGCGTAATCAGGTGTCACAGGAACAGATCGATCCGTTTATTCAAGAAGTGACTCAAATGGCTCAAGAGCGTTTCAATCTACAAAACGGTGGTTCATTTCCCCAGACTTCTGTAGACAGCTATCGCAGGCCCGAGATAGAGTTGCTGCCGAGCAATTTTGGACCAGACACAGGTTTTTTACGAGATAAAATATCATCCCCAGCCTTTCCGACCTTTGGTCAACAAGCGAGGTTATTTTGATGGCGCGTCCACGTATTAGGCAGTTTGCTGATGATTTAGGAATCGGGTATGATGATGCCAAGAATCTTATTACCAAGGGCCGTCGGCGCAAAGACGGTGGCTCTCAAGTGCTGGAGAGCAACATGGAAAAGATGAAGAAGATGCAGATGGGTGGTTCTAGCACTCTCTCAAGCATTCAAAATGAGGTTGATAAAATAAACAAGTCTTTCAGAGATGAGGCTGCGCGAGTAGGTCGTATGGCTGACATTGTGACGAGAGACACGGAAATCGATGTCGATAAAAAAGATAAGAAGAAAAAGAAAGGCGAAAGGACTGACGGGAGAGGTGGGGTTCCTGGTCGTCCTACTAGTCAGACAACAAAGCGTAAAAACTATGCTATGGGCGGAACAGCAGACGTAGATGCATCTTCGCAAGCTCGTGGTGCGGGTGCTGCAATCAGGGGCACTAAATTCTCAGGAGTGTACTAAGTGGCTCAGACTTTCCGCACAGATCCCGATACGGGTAGAACGGTAATCAGTCAGGACAACGTCGTTGGTCGGCAGATGGCCAGCGGAGAGCGTATCGATAATCGTTTCGCAACGGACGATCCCCGTCCTAGCTATGATACAATGAACGCTCCGACACGTCCCGGCACCGGGTACATGTCGCGTTCGGAATTTGAGTCTTTGTCAGGCATGACGGAGACGAACCCTTACGGCAAGAAAGGTTTTTTTAGTCGCGTTTTTGGAATTGATCCAAGCAAGGTTGACTACACCAATAATCTGGGTCCGCAAGGCATAGAAAACGTAAAGATTCAGGCATACGACAGGTTTATGAACCCGTTTGCTCAAGAAGATGCTTTTGGTCGACCTACGATGGGAGCTAATTTTTCACAAGGCACGACCAGAAGTGGTGTTCGTCCGGGGGATCAGACAATTTTTGGTCCGGCGGCATCGGGCCAAGCAGAGGGCATCGCCAGCTTTTTGCAAAACATGCCTGGAATATTTGGAATGGCTGGTCGCTCTATGGCTCCAACCGTTATTCCGGGCACTGTAGGCAGTGACGCTAGAGGTCAAGACAGAGGGATTTATGACTTTAATATCCCGGACAACATGGATCAGTTGGTTTCTTCTGCGCTACGACAAGACGCGTTTGACGCTCGTGATCCAGCGGCAATTCTTGAAACAATTGATCGCGGGATATTTACGACCGACGACGATAGTCCAAGTGGCGCAGTAGACTATGATGGTTATCCAGAAATGTATGATCCATTTGCCGTTCGAGGAACGGTAGATCGTGGGATCTTTGAGTCAGATGACGAAGCTGCTGCCTTTGAAGAATTGACTGGAGTGCAAACTCAAGTTCCGGTTACAACGGCAGAAATCTTGGCGACACCTTCTGCCGTGGGCAGGATCCCTGGATACATAGATCCTGTGATAGATCCCAATACCGGGATGGTTATACAGGGAACAGGGGTTGTTCCGCCACAAGGACCGCAAGTTATTCAAAACATTGGCACCGGAGATCCAGGCACCGCTACGATGAGTCCGAGGGATGTGCCAATAGACACCACCGTTTTTCCTGAAGACGAGGCTCCTATAGACCTGACAGCGGGGGTGGGTGAAGAACTTTTGGGAACCAGATCGACAGCAGCCATAGACAGGTCTGATGATCCTGCTTTTGCAAGAGTACTTCAATCCATGCTTGGGCCGGCTGATGTTGCTCAGATGCGGGACCGAGACGCTAAAATTGCTGCGATAAGGAACGCTCTTGTAGCACAGGGTATGAATCCGACATTGGCGTCTCAAAGAGCCAGAATGCAGGTAGGTGGTTAAGATGAAAATTGAAATCAAACTAATTCCAGACGGACTCGATCTGGCGAAAGAGATTCAAGACGGTATGCCGATTGATCGCATGGTTGGTGCGGGCGGTGACGCGGG